ACAGTCCGAACGCAGCTAAAGATCCAGAGAACACGGATGCGATAAAGGTAGGATCGAAATCTAAAATCTTTTGACCGTTTGGAAGTCTTACGTAAGAGAATGTGAGGAGAGAGGCAGACCAAATAAGTACAACAACTTTCACCAAATTACCAAGAACTTCACTTTTATCATCATCGTCTGCCTTTTCCTCTACGACTTTGGACTTATCTTCCGCCATTATAGAGTAGCAAGGCAGCTCTATTTATGCCTGTGCTTCTGTCCAGGAGATACGTGCGTCAATCTTTGCAGATGAACTACCGATATTAGTAACTCGAATACCTACAACCTCAGGTCCGTCTGGGTAAATACCAGTTGGATCTGGTGCCGTTGTATTTTGATAGTCTTCTGTACCACCACCTAGGATAGAGTTAGAGATCTCTTTAACGTCTGATAGACTATAACTTTCAGGAACAGCAGCATCTTGTGCTCCACCAGCGTAGAATCCGTAGATAACTTCTCCACCAACAAAGTCGATATTAGATTGACCATTCATATCTGAATACTGTGCTAGTGACGTACCACCAACAGGTTCCCAATCAACAGTAGATGTTGGAATAGGATTCAAGACTAGTTCTACAAAGAACTGTCCTTCAGATAGCACGTCCATGCTACGTAGAACTAACTGCATTCTATTAACAAGTTCTCTGGATCCGAATGTACCGATGATACCATTATCAACTGATGGAGCTAGTCTAAGAGCAAGAACAGAACGTGTCTTATTACCACCAGTACCAATAGATCTTCTCAGTTTCGTACCAACCGTGTAAACATATGCTCGGTCATCATCGTAGCGACCATCCATGATAACAGATGAACCCCAGTGTGAGATCTGTGGAACAGATGTCGCTTGTAGAAGTTCTACACTGGTAGGTTGTGTGTCGTCATAGTTAAATGTCTGTGCAGATCCAGAACCCAATGGAGGGAAATTAATATTAGTTGGGTTAGAAGAAGTAACTGCTCTGCTAAGTGCAATTGTTGTTCCACTAATAGATGCTACAGATGTGTCCGATGGAACACCAGTACCAATTACTCTTTGACCTACCTGAATATTAGTTCCATTACTAATAGAACCAGAAGATGTATTTGTTGCCATGGTCAAATTAAGGCTAGTGTCTCCTGCTTTCTCTCTAGAAGCAATATTAAATGAACCAGCATACGCACGAGATAGTGGAGACAAGGCAGAACCAACCTGAGTTGTCAGAGAGATACCTGTAGATGAACCTTGTGTAGTTGTAATCTGGAAAGTTGTTGCACTAGGAACAGCAGCAATATAATATGTTTTGTTTGCAACAACATTAGAGAAAGGAGTATCAAACTTGATAGTTTGTTGACCGCCAGGAGCAAGTCCAGTTGTAGATGCTACCTCAATAACATTACCAGCGTTTACGTTAATAACATCTTGAGTAAATACACTCTTTGAATCGTAAGTTACATACTCCTGAACACCAGCAGTCGAACCCGTTGTTCTCTTGATACGTAGAACTCCAGAGTCTGGGAAGTTTGTAGGAGCATCAGCAACATATAAAGTTGTATCAGAATTAGAGAATGTCTTGGAAGTTGTTGTTGTTGGAGGAATTGTATTAACTTCATAACGAGCAGGTAAGTTACCTGATCTCATGTATGCTTCAGTGTTCTGGTTGTTGTTAGGAATCTTGTGAGCGTAGATAACGTCACCATCCAGAGCACGGAATCCCCAACGAATAAATCCAGCACCATACCAAGAGTAGTCCATATAGAACATCTGCATCTTGGTTGGGTCAAGAGTGTAACCAGACTTACCAGTACCATCACAACGGTCAATGTTCCAGTCTGATTGTTTCCACTCTGTCTCTACAGTCTTGGTTACAATAAGATTGTTTGCTGAGAGTTGCCCAGCATCATTAGGACCACGATAATCAGGGAAGATAACCAACTGTGTATCAGAGATGATACCATCAACACGATAAGAAGAACCACGGATAACAATATAGTCACCAGGCTTCAACTGCTTAGAGAACTTAGTGCTTTGACCGTTAGCAGAGGTGTAACTAGAAACTAAAGTGCTACCAAATGCTACAGAAACTCTACCAGATATCTGGAACGTAGATGTTCTACGAACAACACTCAAAGTTTCACCAGACCAACGGAAGAAAATTCCATTCTGTTGATCCATCATACCAATTTCAAGGTTTGTACCATAGGTATTGATTGGAGTAACAGAATATTCACCACCTGCAACAGATTCTGTTGGAGCAGTAGAAACAACGTACTGGAAAGTATATGGATCAATTACATTAGAAACAGTTTGAACACCATTAAAAGCATTATCGTTTACACCACGAACATCAACTTTAGAATTTCTAGATACATTATGTGCATCTTCAGATACAACAGTAATTGTAGTACCAGATGACGTGATGCTATCAATGTTCAAAATTGCTGGTTCTAGAATAGAACCAGTGGAGAATGATACACCTTTACCAGACTGATAGCGGAAGTAACGTTTGGTCTGTCTGATTGCCTGTTGGTTCTTTGAGATAGAGTTGGTAGAGAATTTAACACCACCATCAAATGATCTATGAATAGAAGAACCTTGTGGTCTAGGGAATAATTTTTTGGTTCCACCATCAATAGATCCAGAAGGAGCACCCAATGAAATGTCTGGATAGTAATAGAACGAAGTGGGACTATCTACTCTAGCAACTGTCCATGAACCATTTACATTGCTACCATTAGATCCAGTAATAGCAATCTCGTTTCCTACTTCCAAACCATGGGCTCTAGTGGTTTGAATATAAACAGCACCATTCATCACACTAGTGCCAGAAGAAATAGTAATGCCACCACCGATATCAGATCCAGTGAAATGAATAGCACTGTAAAGAGCAGTTCTAGCATTCTGCCAAATACCACCAGATGCAATAGTCCACTCAGATTTTGCTGTGTATGAAAAGTCAGTGCTACCCTGGGTATCATCTACAATGAATACACCATTAGCAGCAGGGAATGTTGTGTCTTGAATATAAATTGCAGTACCTACATTAGGGCGTGTAGATAGAGTGGTGTTAACAGAAACAACAATCTCTCTGCTTCCTTGTGTTGCCTGAACATCAGTAATGACGATAGGATCTTGAGACTTATAAGCAAATGGATTGTTGTTGATCATTGCCAACGCTTCCCACTTGGTATCCTGAGTACCATACTCAAAGTCAGTATCGATTTGAGACTGTGGTTCAGCAACACGCTGCTTGTTAACAGCGTCCATGTAGGTTTCCGCTGGTTTAATAGTCTCTTCAAAATCATCATAGATGATCTGTAACTTATCAGTATCCGACATGCCTGTCGTATCATATGTCAAGACAACTCTAGTCGTCGTGACGTTACGAATATCAGTCTGAATAGTATAGGTACTAGCAGTCAGTTCAGGATCCGAGAAGTTATAGATTACCTTATTGTCAGTAACGTTGGTAATAAGAATTAACTGCTCCCTTTGGATACCACCAGGGATGATAACTTCACGCGCTGAAGCATCAAACAGGTAGTAGTTACTCTTAATGGATTTCCTTGCCATTACCTATGTTCCTCGGAATATTATTATGCTCTATCTATTTATCAGAGACCGTACTTGGCACGGGTAGCATTGTAGTTTTGAAGGATTTGTGCTGCGGTCAGTTCTGTATTGTAGAATTGGAACTGACTAATTCTACCGTCAAGAAAATAATTACTATCGTCATCGCCTCTTTTACCAAGAACAAGTGGTTTTACTGAGTAAGAACCAGCAGATGCTGATACTGCAACACTATCCGTCGTTCCATTACCATAACGATATAAAGTTCCAGTTTCTCCATTACAAGAGAACGCTACATAATACCATGTGGTTGCTGCAGTTGATGTAATAGCAGATGTACCAGTAGTATCGCCCCAGTAAATTCTAAGGTCACCATCACTTTCTACAATCAACTGGAAATTTCTAAAGGTTGCAGTATCAAAAAGATCAACCAAGCTATGGAAATCTTTGAGTAAATCCAATCTGAACCACATTGTAAATCCAAATTGATTTGCTGGTGTCCATTCTAGATTAGTGGTAATAGAATCATTACCACCAAACTGAATAGATCCATCACTATTCTGTGCGGGATCTCCATTGAGTGTACCAGTGTAAGAATTACTTGAAAGGTTCCTGACTTTAGTTGACAATGGAGAAGCAGTTCCAATTGTTGGAATATATCTACTAACTGTAGAAGTCTCATTTAGTTGGGGACCCCAGACATATAAAGTCGCACCCAATTCCTCATGAAGAACTGGATAAACAGCAGTCTCATTGTTTCCTGCAAAAGACCAAGTAAATCTTTGCCACTTATCTGTAGCAGTGAAAACAGGTGAGAATGTTTGAACACCAGTCCCACTTAGATACATCTTGAAATCATGTTGTTCTCCATCTGCACACCTTACATACACAGACAAAGTATAATTAGTGTCTAAAGTAAATCCATTTTCATAAACATACTGTGCTGTTGTTACGTTAGCAGTCCATTTAGTAACAGTATAGTCTCCAATGGGAGAGAGAACATCTGTCGTATTAGTAGTAAGTTCATCAACAGAATTCCTGTTCCAGTAATTGCTATCACCATAGTAGGCACTTGCTGAAAGCATGTTTTCAGTACGATTATAAGTTCCTGTGTTTGCAAAATCATAGTTCAGAATCAAGTTGCTATTATATACAATCTCACTAGAACTAATCTTAGGTACTGTGACAGGCGCTTCATTATAAAACTCAGCTAATCCAGCATTATAATTTTGGTATGCTTCTGTCTCTGTTAGCACTCTATCATACACACGAATCGAACCGATGTCTCCTCTCACACCTGATCCAACTTCAGGGTTTGTTTTATTACCAACAATTAGAGTTCCAAAAGCATTTGCATTATCATAATCATCTTGTCCTGTAAACTGCTGAACTCCATTTAAGTAGACAACATAATCACTAGTAGCATTTGCTCCTAGTGGAGATCCAGAAGCTAAAGTATGAGTCATAATAATATGGTTCCATTGGTTTAATATAAACTCATCACTAGTTGCAAGGATTGTTTGAGTATCATTGTTATCCATTTTACTCAACCAACCAGAAGATCTAATACAAATTCCCCAGTTTGTATTTCCTTCTGAGTAATCAGCATTAAAAATATAAGCTAGATTTCCAAACGAACCAGTGCTAGTATGACGCACCCATACTTCTACAGAGAATGTATTTCCAAGTTCTTCTACAGTGATTGGCGGACGAATTGAATTGGAAGATCCAGTAGGAGAGCTCCAATATTTACCATCATCAGTAGCTTCACCACCGATAATGCCAGTGTCTCTGCCATTACCTGAACTATCGGACCATCCTTTTTCCCTGACAATTACATAATCAATAATGATTCTCGAAGATGTATCAGAGTCTTCACCCATAAGACTGATATAAGTTTGATATGAAGTTGCAGCAAAAGTTCCCGATCCAAGTTCGTAGGAAACTCCTGGATCAATACCAGTTACATTTAATAAATCATTACCACCAACTGTTGTTCCAACTCTTATATTTGTAGTATTAAAGTATGTCGCACTTTCGTTGTTGTCTACAATACACATTACAAAAATTTCATAGTTTTTCCCAGGTTCAGTGTAAATAGATTGCCAAGCGTATCCATTTACCTGACCATCATTCTGAATAGATAATGCCCTCGTAGACGAATCCATAAATCCACGTTCATTAGCAAGAATTGCATTATTGCCAGCTGTCCATCCATCAAATGCATCTATCTCTGGGTTGGAATCCTGACCCATGCTGGAATTATAAACCAGATTATCATCAATACCAGTAACATTCCCTGGAATCAAATTTAACATTTGGAAGTCAGCAGGTCTAATAGAAGGACTACCACTATATTCAAAACTGTCAGGACTATCCATCTGACGCCTCTTGTTTGCTACTGGTGTAGCAAGGTCATCAAAGACAAGTCTATTAGCAGTGAAAGGATATGTAATTAAATCACTGGTGTCATTTCTTACAGAACCATCAGATAGTCTACCAATTTTATTCTCTGCATTAGTAACAATAGTGTAATCAATAAGTGTTGGCGTACCATCATCATACTCAAAATCACCCAAACCATTACCAGATGTACTAACCTTACCAAAAGTATATTTGTCTGGTTCACCTGCTAGTCCATCAAGTTGCTGATCTCTAAAAATAAAGTAGTAGAATGATGGGTCAGCATCTAGAGAGGCAGCACCTAAATTTTCATTACCTTTACTAATTCTTCTTCTGAAAACCAGTCTACCATTTCTAGAATACTTTGATATAAAAATATCAGAATCATTAAGAGCAAAAGATCCACGATCTTCTACAGATAAAACAACTGTCTGTCCTGTATTGCTATCAGATTTAACATCATATGGAATCATATTAGGGGCACCATCAGTAGGTAGAAAATGACTAGTGTTATTTTCTTTTTGCCATATCATATTTCCTTCAGGACTATACTTAACGAGGAATTCACCTACACCATTGTTAGTAGGAGAGTTACCATCAATGCTACCAACAACATAGATTTGATCCTTATTATCGATATGACAAGCAGTACATTTTACATTAGCAGGTGCAATATCATCATTACTTTGTCCCACACCACCACCATATCCAGAAATATTTCTCTCTAGTGTTCTATCCCAGAGAATTTCCCCTGAGTTAGAATTAATCTTGACGATGTATCCTTTGTCAGCACTGTCATCTTCTAAGAATCCAACAGCAATCACTTCACCTCTAGCATTGGCAGAAATTTTTGTTAAGACAACATCTCTGCCCAACATCAATGCCGACTTACCCCACAGAGGATTGCCATGGGTATCATACTTTTCTACAAATGCTTGCGCTGATCCTGATGTTGGCGTGTTACCACAGGCATAATAACTTCCACTCGTATCGCAAGCGACACCAGTATATTCTACGCTAGCAGAGCTGGATGTTGATGTCCATTGAAGCACACCAGCATTACTATACTTAGCAATCCAAGGTATATTACCATTCTTACCAACAACAATTAAATCATCGTTACCATCCAACTCCATAGCACGTAGAGTTGTATTCGTACCAAAAGATGTTGATACAATCTTTGTAGAATAATCTTCTGTGCGAGTTCCTGTTTCTAAATCATAGTCTTGTCTCTCTAACCACCCAAATGATTGAGAGTTACTATCTTGTGCGGATCCCGCAAGAACATATTTTTTATTAACATCAATATATCTAATTTCATCTGGAACAAATACACCATCAGTTGTCGATGCCCTACTGATCGACTCAAAAAAGTTTGTTACTGCTTGTGTACCAGAAGAACCTAAGAGAAAAAGGTTTCTGGCGGGACCTGTATATCCTGCTGGCATTTATCTATCCTCAGCTGAAGTCTGTGTTGCCTTGTCCGAATACTTTGGTTACACCAGAGTTGTCACGGACAATAACGAAAGTAAGAATATCAGTATTAGATGTAGCGTCTGGTGGTGATCCTCCAGACCACTGAATTCCATTAGTAATACTTGCACCATCTACAGTACATGCATCACCGTAAATAGCGGAGGTGTTTGCTGAAAGAATTAGAGTGACTGTCTTGGACTGACCATTTGACAAATTCACACCAGTAAATTCCCACTCATCAATTGACTGTGCTGCAGGCGTTCCAACAATAGTGTTAGAACCAGCGAGGTTGATAAAAAGGATATTTGAAACAGGAGTTAGTGATGTCGTAAAACTATTGAATACTTTTTCAGTAACCACACCACCAATAGTTACAGATCCAGCAACATCCAAACTACTTAAAGTTCCAACAGATTCAAGTGAAGAGTTTACAACAGTAGGACCAAGGGTGTCTGTACTGAGAACTAATTGGTTACCGATAACCATTTTCTTACCAAAGGTAAGTTCTAGGTTCTCAGTCATCACCCAATACTTATCAGTTCTTGAATGATCGTAATAGATTCTCTTATCACTAGTACCACGAACACGAATACCACCTTGATCTGCAGTCAAGTCTGTTGCACCAGGAGATGCAAACGTTGCAGATCCTTCACCAGTAACAGAAGCAGAAAGAGTAAATGTGTTTCCACTAATGCTTTGAATAATAGTACCTGCAGGAACACTGATACCACCTGTTCCAGAGATAACTTCCATTCCAGGAATCAATCCAGCAGTAGGAGTAACACCTGTAATAACATTGCTACCAGAAACTACAGTTGCAGAGAAATTACTTGGTTCAACTGCTGCTAATGTAATCTCTTTGTCATCGACTTCCACGATGTTAGAGTTGATAGTTGTCAGAGTACCATTGACTGTAAGTGATCCACCAACTGTAGCATCTCCATCAACAGTCAAGTCATTTGGTACTGTTACTTTAAAAGCACTATCTCCTTTGATCCATGCTTCTGTTCCAGATGCAATAACTAAGTTTCTATCACCAATAATATTGTAAGTCTGATCAGTAGAGTTCTCATTATCAGCAGGACCAATGATAACATTGCCATCACCTGCCAAAGAGTAACCAGCGTAGTGTCCAATACATACGTTGGCATTACCACTGTTGTTTGTCTCTAGTGTATTGTTACCAACACCTACGTTCTTAATTCCATCTAGGGTGACAAGCATTGAGTCACGACCGATGGCAACGTTATTAGCACCAACACCACATGCTCTCAGTGCTCTGTTACCTACTGCAGTATTAGCAGCACCTGTATTTGCTGTCAACAGTGCATCATATCCAATGGCAGTGTTCTGAGATCCAGAAGAAATTGAGTTGAGAGTTCTTACACCAACTGCAGTGTTAGTGTTGACTGCTCCATTTCCTCTACCAACTTTCATTGGATCACTAGATCCACCACGAATAAAGATATCAGAATTTTCAGAGTTAACAATACCATTGAGAGTAATGCTATCTGCAATGGTATTACCAACTGTCAGATCTTCATTGACTGTTAGGTTTTGATTGATAGTTGTAGTACCACCAGCAGCACCCATATCAATCGCTTGTGCGCCACCACCAAATTGAATGGAGTTAGCACCAGAATTAATAAGACTAAATCCAACCGAGGTTGTTGAGATACCAGTAAGAATTGTAGGACTGGTCTGGAATACTAGGTTGTCTAGACCAGTTGTGCCTGAAATAACACCACGAAGTTGAGTAGCAGTTGTAGCAGCAAATGTTGCTAGGGTGTCAGATGTATACGCTACACTACCACCAGTTCTAAAGTTGATAGTAGCAGTGTTGTTTGGAACATCTGACTTTAATAGTAAGTCATTATCAACATCCAGTGTCTTTGCAGAAGCAATATCAAGGACTGCAGATGCAGTAGATGCAATAGCAAGACCATTGATTGTTGTTGCAGTAGCAGCACCAATATCAGGGGCAGTTAAAGTTGGTGCTGTTAATGTTTTATTGGTTAGAACTTGTGTCTCGTTTTCAGTTACAAATCTATTGTCAATAGATCCATCAAAAGATCTCCAGTAACCACCAGAGTTATACCACTGAAGAGCTTGATAACCAGTTACAACATCACTAGCGTCTGTAGTTAGATTAACCTGAATTCCACCATCATCGGCAGTAAGATTTGTTCCCTTACGTAACTCGATAATATTATCTTCTACCTGAAGAACAGTAGTATTCAAGATTGTTTGTGTTCCATCAACAACCAAGTCACCACCAATTGTAACAACAGATCCATTGTCACTAATCAAACTATTAGTCAGTTGTGAATTACTTGCGTCCCACTTCATTAACGTGTTGGACACAAAGTTACCAGAGTTCTTCAAAGAGAAATCAGTAGTAGATTTCAGAACACCACCACTTGCTGTAAAGGAAGCACCCGTGTCATCGTTTGCAGAACTAATAGTGATTGTAGTTACCCCAGAATTAGTAGACTGAGAAACCGTTGTTGCACCAGATTGAACAATTCTAAAGTCTCCAGCAGTTAAAGTGTTACCTGTACCAGTAGCAAGTCTAGTGATGGTATCATCATTCTGAGAGTCAATAGTAATTGTGTTACCAGATTGTCCTACAGTTACATTGCCACCACTACCACCAGCAATAGTAATGTCCGCACCAGAAGTTGTTGCTGGTGTATATGTTCCTGTGGTTCCACCTCTCAGTCTGGTAATAGTATCAGTGGAACTATAAGTAATTGTTCCATCTCCATTACCATCAACACCCTGCACAACAGAAGATGCACCAGTAGCAAGGAATGTGAAGTTACCAGGAGCAAGTGTCTGACCAATGGTTGCTCTAAGTTGCGTGATAGTATCAGTATCTTCACCATCAATAGTAATAGTAGTTCCAGACTGACTAACTGTAGTAAAGTTACCACCAGCAATTGTGATTGCTCCAGACTGAGGCGATCCTCCAGTAGAAGATTGTAGTGTGGTTACTGTATTGTTATCTACTACAGTACCAGCAAAAATAATAGAGTCTCCTTGTCTTGATACTTCCAAAGACAATGCATTGCTACCTGCAGGAACAGATGCAGGAGTTCCCACAGCAAATGTCACAGAATCTGCAACTGCTGCACTAGAAGTTAAAGTTAAAACTTTCTCAGTAGCACTTCCACCATCTCCAGCAGAAATTGTATACGTAGTATTATCATTTGGTGTAACTACACTACCACCAAGAGAAATTGGTGATCCATTAATATTAATACTAGAGTTTACAAGAGCATTATTTGGAATATTGCTTAGTGTATTATTTGTTCCTGAAATAGTACACTGTTCAAACGTTTTATTAGTTAGTGTTTGCGTCTGAGTAAGATACACATTTCCAGGTTCACCCCAGAAAACACTTACTCCATCGCTAGTAAGGTATTTCGTAGCACCAGTGTCTCCGCTGACAATAATGCCATTACCCGTCAAATCTAAATTGTCACCTGCTACAAGTTCTTCAATCTTTTGAGAAACAGCATTGACAATAAGTGGGAAACGATCAGCCATCTAACTTAACCAAATGGGTACTAGTGCTCGTGTTTATTTATGTCCTCAACTAATGACGATCTCTCCAAGCATACCAATATGATACTGACAAATGTAATAGTATGTTCCTGCTGTTACCCCTGTTGTATCCCAAGTTAAATCAAGTGTTTGTTGACCATTGTTTATCATAATACCTTGATCTGCTCTAGAACCAGGAACATCGTGAATTGCAATAACTTTTGAACAAGATGTGTTACCTGGGTCTGCAGAACAAGTTTGGTCAAACTGAATGGGACCAGGAGAATTTGCAACTACACCAGCAATACCAGTGTCTATAGTATTGATCTTACTGACAAGCTTACCGCCCTGAGAATGACCGAACAGATAAACATCAGCGACCTCTTTAGTACCATTTAATGAAAGAATTGAATTAAAATCGTTCTTGATCCACTCAACTGCTGCTCTAGCATAAGGTAAGTTATCTCCCATAAGGAAGTCTGCCTGCTCTGTACCAACACCAGTTAAATTATATTGTTGTGATTGGGGGATATGATCCTGAGGATATGCAGCAGCAAAGACAATCTTATCTTTTAGGTTAAGGTTCGTAGTGTTTATGTCTGTAAATACATCAAGCATATATTCTGATGCCTGTGCAAGAGTAGTTCCACCACTTACAGTTCCATGGAAAACAACTATGGCATCAATATTAGTTGTTAGTAAACCAGTGGGAACCCACAACGAACCCATGATTGGATACGATGTACCATCAATTGTGTAAGTATATCCCTGAGCAGGGGTGATAGTATGAGTTGTACCAGAAACACTACCAGCAGGTATATTGTTTCCTCCAAAAAAGCTTCTAATTAATGCCTGAAGAGTAGCATCTGTTGTAAATGCATTGTGACCACCATTGGCAACTGTCTCCAAATCTGCTGTGGCATTATTAGGATCTGATTGAACAGCTTGGACATAATCTTGCAGCCAAGTTACCTGATTACCACCACCAGTATTATCATCTAATGCTTGAGTGAACATTATTGGTGCGTTGTGTGTACCAGTCCAACCCTCAAGACCAATGCCTTCCCACACTGGTGCATTACTACCAAGAACAGCGTTACCTGTGCCAGTGGTTCCTACTGTTTTAATCCAGAATGGATGAGATCCAGAAATAGAAAACTGAAATACTAATGTATCTCCAGCATTACATCTAATTGTTGGATCTGCTGAATTATTAAACGTATTAAGAGAATCAGAACCAGTGAAGGTATAATCAGATGCTCCACTATTACCAACACTAAATGTATATGTATTTCCAGATGGTCCAGTAGAAGGAGCACCAGTTTCATAGTAAGTAGAAAATCTCGGGAAAGTCATTCCAGTAGTTCTATCCCCTCTAGTATCCTGCAAATATCCAACAGATTGTCTTGGATTTTCAATGTGCAAATATCTATTAGGACTTCCAAATCTACAAGTATTATCATCCAATCCACCACCAGATAGATCGAATGTCATATCATCTCTAATACAAAATTGATTCAGTAATCCACGGGCATCTTCTTGTGTAAATCTAACTTTGTTTGAAGCAAGACAAGCAATAACACCGCATACTTGAGGAGATGCCATGCTAGTTCCATTGATCGGATAGAAGAAATTTCCAGCACTATACTTCTGGTCAGCAAGTCCAGTAGAATTAAACGTAGATAAGATATTATCACCAGGAGCAAAGATATCTACAGAGGGTCCAAATTGTGTGAAAGTAGATCTCCTAAAATCTGCTTGCTTACTTAAGGATCCGACATTAATAGCACCACTATCAGGTGTGTTTGGAGCACCTCCCCTATTGTAATAGAAGTTTCCAACACCATTCACTCCTAAAACATTATCATAATCTTGATCTCCTACTTCTGCCATCAATAAATTATCATTACCTGCTGCACCAATAACAACAATACCCTCCGCAATAGCATCTTGAATGTCAGCAGAAATAGCAGCAGAGTAACCAGGATAATTTGGAAGACCAAATCTTACACCACAATCTGCCTCAAGTCCAGCCTCTGTCCATCCAGATGGGTTTGGATTGTTAGAATCATAAATTACACCACGGAATCTCACCAAAGTAACATCAGCAAAATCCAATCTATAGATAGGTTGCTCATTCTCATCTACACCTTTTTGTGGCATATTGATGATACTACCATAACTGTGGTTTGTAATAGTAGGATTCCTTCTTCCTGTTTCTGGATTAATTGGTTTAGTTTGATGGAATGCTCTTAAATAATCAAAAATTAACAACCCACCAAGAGACTGTCCCGATGGCCATGTAGATGTCACCGCAATGTTATAGATATTTGCTTCTCTTGCCCACCCATAGTGTTGACCACAAGCAGTACCAGTTACATGATTACCATGGTATTGTGGAATATTAGCACTCGTATCATATGTGATTGTTCCTGTTGGTAATGATTGTCCATCATCATCAATAGAAGAAACAAGACCATTCAGTTCATTAAACCACTGATACTGAACAAATCTAGTAAGTCCTGTTGATGGACTCAACCACTCTTCATTATCATACGATATACTATCGTCTACAATAACTACATCAACATTTCTACCATCATTGAATACATCAATACTTGTATTAAGTTGTTCAAATGTTGAACCAGAACCAAATTGATTCTTTCCTCTTTGGATAGCATCGCCAGCACAATGTACATGTCCCCATTGATAATCAAACGATGATACATTTGCTGGTGGTATAGTATCATCCTTCCAAAAATTTCCAGTGAGATTATATGGTTCGTTATTATTTTGTTGAGTTACAAAAATAATTTTGTCAACTTCTTCTACACCCCAAACTCTAGGGTCTTGACGCAATCTTTCTGCTTGCTCCTCAGTCATCATGTAGTGAGTATTCCTACTAAGAGGACGCTTCTTGACTAATGGAAAGTTAGTCAACTTCATCTCATTATAAAACTTCTCCAGGTCTTCTTTCCTGTGAAGTGTTACGATATATTCCTTATCCATATCAAGCCTCCAGTGCAACGTAATGTAAGGTTACTCTGATTACTTCGTTGTTAGATGGATCTTTGTTTACAACTTTTAAGTATGCATTACTAGAAGGTGTACTGTCATCATTCCACCCTATTGTTCCTGGTGTAATTTTTTGTACAGTTGAACCCGTTGAAATTACTTCTGCAATTACACCCGATCCTGGTAGAGGATCTGTTGTTTCATTTCTATTTGCATCAGCAGTTCTACTTGTTTGATCAGTATACAATGTCACCCATGCTGCTTTGTCTGTCTCAATCTTATGCAAAACATATGTCTTTGCTACAGTGATTGTAATGTAATCAGAAGAGTCTGGACTTAGAAGGTTAGTATCTTGGAAACTAGATGTTCTTGTCTGCAATCCACTAGAGTTACCCCACTGAACACCTGTAGCATTTCCACCGCCATCATTTCCAGTAGCAATCAATACTTGACCAGCAGTACCAGTAGAGTAATTGTTATCAGCGATAGCAACTGGATGACTACCACTACTTAGAATAAGTGCAGTGTTTGCTGAGTTACCTTCAATCTGAACTGAGTTACCAAAGTAAGCAAGGTTATTAGTAGAGATATTGAAGGGAGCGTTCTGCCACTTTGATGTAGTGCTGTTATAAAAGAGGTAATCGCCATCTGTCAATGGTGTTGCTGTCTGCCCAAGAGTATCAATGTCTGTATCAGTCAGGTCAGCAAGAGTGGATGTTGTACTGACACTTCCTGGTGCCCAGTTAGATCCATTCCAAACTAATGCATCACCAGTGCCAGGAGCGGTAGTAACAACATCAGCTAACTCACTAAGATTAGATCCAGTATCTAATAACTGGGTCCACCCACCAGCATGTGCAAAGTATCCATGCCCAGTGTCATGAGCATGAGCAAACATACCATGATAAGTAGTTGCACTTACATTGTTTGTAAGATTTACAAGGGTATCCCAAACGTTACCGAAATATATTTTTCCAGTAGATGTAATATCCTGAGAAGTTGTTGCTCCTCTAGTCAATACATCATCTAACGTAGAAATTTCACTGTAAGCTGCTGAGGCAATCCAAGAAGTTCCATCCCATACGTATGTAATTCCACCTGCTGTATGTGTAAATGATCCATCAGTTGCCTCTCCAGCAGTATCAGGGAAATTGAATGCCATTGTTATTATACTTTCCTTCTTGAGTATTTATTGATTTCCACGAGGAAACAATTGCCCACCCCCAGGTCTACCAGGAGTATATGCATCCACAGAATTTCCCAGACCAGTTAATTGGTAATTAAGAGATGAATAAGTACCTGTTACTCTAGTATCTCCAGAGAAAATAGGAGTAATAACAGGTGTCGTAGTTGTTGGTTTATAAGTAACACTCTTTGATCTCATATCAATAGCGTTACTGAGTCCAGATAAATTAAAGTTTGCCATTAGGTTGTCCTCGCACAGAATGCAATACCTTTTGAGGTATTACTTGACAGACCATCTAATCCAACTTGCATAGTTTGATACGAGACTTTAATAATTTCATACACCTCACCAGCAGCAACAGTAATAGTATCCCCAGTCCTAAAGTTAGTAGCTCCAGGAGTAACTGCAAAATCAATTACCGTAAAATCATCTGGAAGATAGTATGGACATGGCATCATGCCATGGTGAATTGGCAAACCTTTAAATGGTCTATAGTAATCTGCTGAAGATGATACGATATATTCGGTAGTAGCATCATTTAGATTACCAACAGTGGTTATAGTATCTGTGTATCTATCATAGGTGCTATTTCTATAATAACCAAGCACATTATTGGATGTGTTATCACCTTCAAATGCACCATAAATGTTATTATGGTACTCAGTTTGCCATTCACCTACACTATCTCCATCAGCATCTCTAAAGTATCCATAGAATGCTTCTCTCCTAAGTCCGTCTCCATTTACATCCTCACCACCATAATAATCTAAGAGAGGAGCATTGACAGAAAGAACAATTTTTTCACTAGCTCCAACTTCATAATCCAGATAAGAACCCATCCAAACATGGTTCAGGTCCCAAATCCCGTTACCAACATTAGTTCCTTTCAATAAGGTAAAAGAAAATGTAGGAACATCAATAGAATTTTGTGTGTATACAAACTGAACAACAGCAAAATTAGTATCTTGAGGAGACTGTGCCTGATATGTCACAATTTTCAATGGATACGACTTTGGTGTAGAAGATGTCGTAAAATCAAAATGTTTCGTATAAGTAGCACTAGCATCTAATGGCATACCACCAATGTAAGCAGTGGTATAATCTAATCCTTTTTCTCCATCAAAAACTCCATTGCGATCTTTAGTGCCAGAAGAAGGATCATAGTTTATAAAACTCCAAGAAGGACCAGAAGTTATATGAATTTGGTAGTCAAGATCAATCCTAAATCCCCAATAAGTATGACCATAAGTTTTATTTGAATCGTGCTCAAGTCTTAAGATTGCTCCTGGTTCAGTGTTAGTACCAAGTCTTTGATAAAATCCATTATTTCCATCGCCACCAAGATTAGTTACTTTTAGGCTAGCAATACCATTCCTATCATTTTGTTGTTGCGTTGTTCTACTGTTAGTACCAAACACCAAATCATTAGCAGGAGATGCCATACCAAAAGCAGTACCAGGGATTGTAAAAGCATCATCATCTTGCCACCCTTCTGCTTGATTTAAAATCTGAATTGCAGTTATATAATAAGCGTAATTATTAGATACACTAGCTCTATAAATTCTCAATTGCAAATCAGTTCTACCAGCGCCAACACTAGAACCAGAAACAGTATAATCCCAGTAAGGTCTAAGAGCAGTAGAGTTTGTATTCTGTGAAGTGCTTGGTTGAAGCACAATAGTTCCACCCATATTAGAATCTAACTGAGAAATATAATAATAGTTACCTTGCAACCAAGCACTTGTATTCCAACCAAATTGTCCATTCTCAATACCCTGATTTGTAGGATAGTTTCTATATGATATGCCAGAAGAATAGTTTGTGCTGTTAAGAATTCTATCTACATCATATGCGCCAGGTTGATCCTGAACATAGAAAGGATTTCCACTTGAAACAACATCAAAATATATGAGATCTCCTTGGTTAACATTAACCGTTGGATTTGTCCCAAGAGGTTGTGTAAAGGTTGACACATCAGTTCCAATACTAATATTGGAAGGTCCAAAATCAATATGAGTTCCAGCAGCTGCATCAGCAGGAGATGCTGCTAATTGAACCCAAGTTTCAGGATCCGAGAAACTACTATTAACAATAACATAATATGTTTGTCCATCTACAATTCCATTAGGCATAGTGCTAGAATATGTACCCAGATTAAATGTAATTGCATCACCTGTACTAAGTCTATGACCATAAAGTCTTGTCGCACTAGGATAACTAGCGTTTGATTCAGCGTAAAAATAAAGACTCTCTTTCCATTTTCTTGTCCATTGATATGTGCTAGACCCTGTGTCCACTACATCAAAATAAATGTTTCTTGCTGTTTCCATAGCTGATACAGTACCAGTTGCATACTGCCAAGCACTATTTTCTACATTGTTATTATAAGGCGTGAATTCTCCTGGGGGAAATAAGGCACAGGGAACACCAGTTTTAGCAGTGCCACTATGCCATCCAGATCCACCATCCATCCCAGAAAATGCATTCTCTAGGGCATCCATTACATCGCTCCTTGTCCACCCAGTGTTTCCACCGTTTACGGGATATTCATTCTTGACTACTGCCATTTTAGACCTCTAATTTAATTGCTGTAAGGGTTACGGTAATTGATGTTGGTGATGTTAAACCAGTTCTATTTGTCACAGACACATATATGTCAGTTGTGGGTACATTATCATAATTAAATCCAATGACACCAGGAGTAATCTGTATTGTCTCCGCTCCATTTGTTCTCACTTCAGCGATAACACCCGACCCAGGTGCGGGATCATTGCCCTCACTTCTAGTAGAATCTGCTGTTCTAGATGTGTTATTAGTATAGACCTTAACCCATGCTGCAGCAGATGTCTCAATAGAGAATAACGAATAGGCTTTGTATCCTGTAATATTTAGATTTCCAGTTTCATTATCATTGAGTGATGATGCAGTACCAGACAATTCTTGTCTGCTGGCAAGAGTATTTCCGCCACCTACATTAACATCTACTACTCCGTTTGCATCAATGGTAAGACCAGACCCAATCTTAATACCACCAAGTGTACTAGCAGATGCTATAGGAAGTGTATAAGATCCTGGGTCTGCATCCAATACGCCTGTTGTTGGGTTTATAGTAAGATTGTTACCTATTTTAACACCACCAAGTAGAGATCCAGATGCAATAGGTAATGTATATGCAGCTGGGATGGTTGGTTTGTTGAGAATTTCTGATAGTCCCGAGCTAGAATTCCAGTCAGCATTGACTGGTGCCGTACTACTAATCGTTACTTTACTAGAAGGACCATCCCATGAGACTGTAGTACCACCAGAACCACCAAACTCCACAGAAGAAGTGTTTGTGTCTGTTCCAGTAATAGATATGATTGCCTGATTACTGGTGTTATTAGAACCACCAATTTCATAGTAGTTTATGTTGTAGAAATCAGTTCCATTGTTGGTAAACTGCCATACATCACCAGTCTCGTTCCACTTAAGTGATACATCTGTAGAGGTTCCCCTATCAACCCTAAAGAAACCATCTGATGTAGGTGCTGTTGTAGTTCCGTCAAGGATAACAATTTCATTTGCAGAGACAGTATATGTTCCTAACTGAGTAGTAGAACCCTGAACTGTCAAATCTCCAGTAACTTCTAGGTCAGCAACAGTTACATTCTCAGTTGTGCTAGCACCCCTAGCAGTTACGCTAGCAAGTGTGTCGTTTTCTGATGTGAGAAACGTTGATAGGTCAGCAGGAGTAAATGTAAAAACACCAGAGACCTGATTGTAACTTAGAGATCCACCACCAGATGCGGTAAGTTCATTTGAAGCACTCAGTCCAGTCTTTGCAACATAATTGTTAGCTGCATTATTCCAATCAGTAATATTTTGTGCGCTAATTCCTGCTGCTGCAGAAGCAGTAAATATAGGGTCGTTTTCTTGGGTTATACCTGTAGCACCACCACTACCATATCCCGTATTCCAAGTGGTGCCATCCCACGTCCAGACTCTACCATTGCCATCAGTATAAGTCTCCCCTGTCTGGGTAGGTGTTGGAAAATCAATTGCCATTTTTTAATTCCTTATACTGTTTTCTCAAAGACTCATAATAGAATTCTTGAAGTCCTCAAAGGACGTTGCACTCATCATCATGTCCTTTAGATCTTGTAGCATAATAACATCGTCTCCACCCCAGGTTAGGTTTCCATTGTAGAAGGAAAGAGCATTACCGCTTTCAGTGTGAATTGATCCATCATTGACATACAAGTCACGAACTTTGTATTCAGCAGAACCAATGTCATATGAATCATTTACTGCTGGAATCAAAGATCCCTGTGCCGTAATTCTCCAACGTACAGCAGTTGCTGTACCATTGTTTGTAGACAACTCAATAGCATCACCACTTGTAGATGAAGTAACTGCAACTTGATTGCCGTTATCTGCAATATCAGTTACTGTAGTTGGTACTGTTGGTGCTGCATCTACCCACTGTGAGCTGTCTGTATCTTGATAGTATACCTTCAGTTTACCTTCATCAGACTTCCACCAGAGGTCGCCGTCAGTAGGCGAGGATGGTGCAATATCAGAAGTAGTTACAGTAGCACCACCACCGCTTCCAGCAGGCGATGCATCGACCCACTGGGTAGTGTTGCCATCATCATAGTATATCTTGAGTACACCGTCATCAGACTTCCACCAGAGGTCTCCATCAACAGGTGAGGATGGTGCTGAATCCTGAGTAGGTACATTAGCAGTGCTGCCACCACCCGTTGCTGTATCATCAGTTGCAGGTGCCCATGAAGTTCCATTGTATTTTAAAACATCACCAGTGTTAACACCAGATGTATCTACATTACTTAAATCTCCTAGAGATTGTGATGTAATAGTAGTCAAATAACCTGCTGCAGAATGGTTACCCCAACCAAATGCTGTATTCCAATTAGTAATGTTGGCATTAGTAATACCACCAGCAGGGGATGAAGAGAATACTGGGTCAGTCTCAGTATATGATGTTAGATATGATGGAGTAAAGTTAACCCATTGTTGAGTAGTAGAATTATAACGAAGTAGTTGATCATTCTGCACACTCGAAATTGCTACATCATCAATTGTACTTAAGTCTCCAACTGATGTTAGATACCCTGCTGTAGCATGATTGCCCCATCCATACGCTGCGTTCCAATTTGATAGTTCTGTGGTGGTAATTGCTGCTGCAGCGGATGCACCAAATACTGGGTCAGTCTCAGTGTATGATGTAATATATCCAACATCATTAGTTAAATCACCAAGAGTGATTGCTAATGGATAGTATGAACTTCCATCGTTAGTAAATGTCCAACGGTCATTTCCCTCATTCCAAAGCAATCTTACATTAGTTTGCAACCCTCTTTCTACTTCCACACCAGCATCTTCTGTTGGTGTTACCGATACATCATTGTTTAGTACAATCAGATTATCAGATACTGTAAGTTGTGTAGTATTAATCTCTGTTGTTGTTCCTGTGACAGTAAGATTTGTACAGGTAAGATCTCCAAAGGTAGCAGCAAGACTAGTAGTTGCTCCTCTACCAACAACATCATCCAATGTATCAGATTCTGCAGTTAGATAACCACCATTTGCATGGTTACCCCAACCATATGCTGTGTTCCAGTTGGTGATATCAGATGAACCAATACCAGCAGCAGCTGATGCAGCAAATACAGGGTCAGTTTCTGTGTATGATGTGAGGAATCCAGCGTTGTTTGTTAAATCATTTGTTCCAATTGGAATATTGTAATAAGTAGAACCATCATTAGTGAATTCCCAACGATCGGTAGTCTCGTTCCATCTAACAGAGGTATCTGCACTGCTGCCTCTATCAATCTTCAGTGTACCATTTAATGATGGTGCTCCAGTAACACCATCATTCATAATAATTTCATTAGCAGACACGTTAAGTGTCGCTACATTGTTCTGTGAAGTGTTACCAACAACAGTAAGATCTCCATTAACTGTAAGATCTTGAACAGCAATATTATTATTGGTAGAATTTCCCCTGGTAGTAACACTATCAAGGGTGTCTGCTTCAGCAGTTAGATAACCTGCAACACTATGATCACCCCACCCATATGCACTATTCCAGTTAGTTTTATTTGTGGTAGTAATACTTCCTGCAGGAGATGCACTGAATACAGGGTCAGTTTCAGTGTATGATGTTAGATAAACGCTGAGGTCTGGTTTACCACTGAGATCTGCATATACACCAGAGAATGTAGAGAATCCAGAGAGATCTGGTGGTGTATATGTAAACTCACCGTTGACATTATTATATGTTAAGTTACCACCACCTTGAGCAGGTCCCAAAGTCACCGAAGATTGTGGTGGAATAGTAGGTTTGTTTAAAATTCTTGCTGCTCCAGTAGAAGCATTCCAATCAGAATTTACTTGTGCAGGTGGGATAGTAGGAAGTCCTGTAAGATCAGCGTATGCACCACTGAAATACGTTGGTGTAGACCACACTAAACCAGTTCCATTACTGGCGAGAACCTGTCCTGGAGTTCCAGATCCACCATCAACTTGTAATGGTTTTCCAGCAGGGATATTCAAACCTTCCTTGATTTCAATTGGTGCGTTATCAAGGTAGTTTGCAATTTGGTTTGCAAGAATTTTTGACATACTTCCAGTCCTGGAGACAGTTTCCCTAAGCTAGAAGTATTTATAAAAAGCGGGCAACGGGGATCGAACCCGTGACTGGAGCTTGGAAGGCTCAGATGTTACCTCTACACCATGCCCGCAGAAAAACCCCGAAGGGTTATTTGAACTTAGGACCACCCATCCATCCAACTAAAGAAATCCTTTTGCCAGACTTCAGGGGTCTTACTCTATGCATAGCATCAGAGGGGAAAACAATTACATCACCACAATTCATTTTAAAGGTCTGCATTTCATATGCTCCAACCATTATTTGAAATTCACCACCTTCATAATCATCATCAGAAGATAAACATAAACTCATGCTAAGTTTTCTTACGTGACTTTTATCAAATGCAGAAGTCAAATTGTCAGTATGCCAAGCATAACCAGTTTGTTTTCCGTCATACACAGTATACTGTACATTACCACTCCAAAAATGCAAATCATATCCAAAAGAATTGATGTTTGCACAGTGGATGAAATGATACATCATACCAGAAATCCAATGATCTGTTGGTATTGCAGAAACCTTTGAATTCCTAACGTTTTTGTTACCACTAGTAACTTCTGAAGTGTACAGAGGTAAGTTTTCTAACTCAAGACAAATAGTCTCAGCAACTCGCTTAGAAATTCCAGAAGGAATTACATAAATTTCTTCGTGCTTAGACATTATCTTAACTATAGAGGGTATGCAGGCTCGCCACCTGTTTTAGTTTAGTTGCAAAACAGGAAATCAACCACACGGAAGGGGTCATTTGGATCCACCACTTATTCTTTGACTGGAAATAAGAAACCAGGCGGGAGAGTATCCCATCCGCACCACCAGTTCTTAAGGAAAAACTGGAAACCCGAGGGGTCGTTAAACCCATCCCGACCAGGGCTAGTTTATAGTCATACCGAGACTATCCCACATGAGCATATGTAAGAGAGTCCTTAGTACCAAAGTCTCCAATAGGAAAAGTATTGAAAGAAAGACTAATTCTATCTTGTTTACTAGTATTTCTAGTAACACAATGGCGAACGTAACTAGGAAATAGTAACAACATTCTTTCAGTAGAACCAAACTCATAAGAACTATGAGTATACTTATTCCCAGGTCCATCAAGTGCTAGTTGGAACTGATCTTTTCTCTCATTAATTAAAATGAGAGGAGAAGTTCCATCAGACTTAAGATAGAATACACCACTAAGAACACTGTTTGGGTGATAGTGAAACAAATGTTCTCTATCTGTTTGCATTCTATTCAACCAAGATTGAGTCACTCTTAATTTTTGAGTAGACTGGTAAATTTCACGTATATATTCTTCAACAGAATCATTTACAAATGCCAGTAAATTTTTGAAAATGTCTTCATGAAGAATAGTATATGACTCAGAAGGATCTGGATATGTAATAGTATCTCTTATATCATATCTAGTCTCACTAGCATAAGTAACTAGAGAATCAAAATCAGATCTATTGTATCTTCGCACCATTAAAGGTGGCGGAGAAAACATTTCATAAAATTTTGTCATTTACGTAAAAGAAATAGTATCATTATTATTATCAGTAGTAATAACAGTATCTCCTCCAAAAGAAATAACGTTATCCATAGCATCTAGATCGCCACCAATACGGGCGTTGTTAAGATATGTAGAAGACAAATCAAAACTATAGTTAGGATCAAAAGTAATCTTGTCCTGAACTTTTTTGTTTAGATCACTGATATGTTGATACTCGGCAAAGAGTTCACTAAGGAACTGCTCATCGCCCTCAGCAAGAGCGTTGATCAATGCCTGACGCAGTGCTTCTTCAGCAGCTTGTACTTGTGATTTGACGCTCATAATTACCTCAGTTGTATTTACGATAGGCACCAACCTCAGGGTCAGGGTCCAACCACTTGGTGTACTCTGGATCCTCAAGGCAAGTGTCTAGTTGCATTTGGTTGTCAAGCAGGTACATGTCGAAGTACCGCTTTTTCCACTCGTGAAACTTTTGAATACGGTAGTCTGGCATACCGTTGGTTTCTAGGGTGCCGCACTGCACGAAGCGGTACGGTCCTTGATCAAGAATGACGGTGGGTTTCATAGGTCTGTTGCTGACTCGTTAATTGTAGCATGGTCTCTGTGCTTTGGCAACTGGCGTGAGCACCAGAATGCCATGGCAATCAGAGCAAAGTAGAAGATAGTATCATCAATCATCACAAGGAAGAAGATAATACTACCACCATACTTTAACCAGTCAGGAAGTCTGTTTGTCAGTCTGCCAATGACTGGTCGAACTTTATTCTCAAATTTAAAGTAAAGAATTGCTCCTAGTGTTACTGTAATCTCACTCATCGGAACGATGAAGTAAAGAGATAAGATAACGAAGATAGGCCAATAATGCCTCTCTGGTATCTTATTCAGTAACTCAAGAACCTTCTTCATGATCAGAATACATTTCAGTCAACTCATCAACCTCAGCAACAGTAGTAGCTGCTTGTTCATACTCAGCAGCAGGGACAGCAACCACTGCCCTGCCATCTGGTTGGCGAATCAAGAATGATTCACCTGCTTCGATGCGATCCATGTATCCATCAAAGTCTTTTTCAAACTCTGCTACGCTCAACTCAACCATTAATCTCTTTAAAATCCTTTTCAAAAATTGCAAGTCCTGCATCAGTCAGGACATGATTGTACATCTTGTCGAATACACCAGTAGGTAGTGTAACTACATCTGCACCGTACAAGAGACAGCGAGAGACGTGGTGAACGTCACGAAGACTAGCGGCAAGAACCTTAGTCTCCACTCGCTTAGCAGCATACAGACCACCAATAGCACGTACCAGTTCGACACCACTAAAAGAGTTGTCGTTCATGCGACCTA